CCGCCTTTAATGGATAAAGTTGTAACTGCATCAGGAGTGTATATTTCTCCCATTAATGAGAACTGGAAGAAGATGAATGCACAACGTAAGCCTCTTTCTCGCACGATTATGAACGAGTGTGTGAAGAGCTTAGTTGATCATATTGTTGATGGGCTGAAAGAAAGAGGAGTATCAAAGATGCAACCCCTTACAATCGGGGAAGCAGTCAATGGGTCAGATGTAGATGCGTACCTGCGGAGAATTAATGCCTCTACAGGTGCTGGATACGGATTCAAAGGTAAGAAATCCAAATTCCTGCCGTTGGTGGATGAGAAAGAACCAATCAGAGAATTAGATGATTATCTGAAGGGCAAAGTCCTTGCTAAGCTAGAGGAATATGAACAAGAGGTTTCATCTGGTACTGTTTTCAGTGCTAAGTTGAAAGACGAACCTCGATTGCTTGAAAAGGTCTTGAAAGGAAAAACGCGGGCGTTCTTTCCTGCTCCGTTAGACGCATATATCGCATCTAAAATGGTGCTTGGACCATTTTTTACTCTTATGGTACAATTCAACGATCTGTTTGGCTGCAGTGTTGGTATAAACATGTATTCTGAAGGAGAGAAATTTTATAAAGAGATGGAAGAATTTATTGATGATGGAGATTTGGAGAGCGAAGTGGAAGGAGATTACGGTGGTTTTGACACGAACAATCCATACGAGATAGGTCTCGGTGGATCTAGTGTCATTTACCAGGTGTGTAAACGCATGGGTTACAACGACCGTGCTCTTAGACAACTCAAAGGGGCATTATCTGATAACTTGTTTCCAATTATTGAGTGGAACGGTGATTATGCAATAATCGCAGGACTGATGACCAGTGGTGGTTACGGTACTGCGGAATTTAATTGCATTAGGAATATCCTTTTGCTCATGTATTACTTTGCATCCCATCCGAAGTTGACGCTCAATGACTTTCACACTAAATTTTTGAAACGTACTTACGGTGATGATATGGCTGGGGTTGTGAAAGCAGCTATAAAGCCTTTCTTTAATAATGTACTGTATGCAAGATTTTGTAAGGAGGTCTATGGAATGGATTACACGACTGCTACTAAAGGAGCGGTATCCAAACCATTTAATAGTGTCAAAGATATGAGCTTCTTGAAACGGACATTTCATACACATCCAGAAAATGGTAATATTGTGGCTTGTTTGGATATGGAATCTATATATAGGATGTTGCTGTGGAAAATTCCCAGTAATAGCATATCTCAGTTGGAACAAATGGTGGCCACGTGCAATAGCGCTCTCTGGGAGACGTTTATGCACGTAGATAAAGCCACATTTGAACAATTCAGAATGAAACTAATTACTGGTATGCAGCAGCATTTTGACGTTAATGAGCGAGATTTTCATGGATGGTACAAGATATGTAAGACCCTATGCCCTAATGCAACAGCTCTAAAGGGGGAAGAAGTGCCAAGTGATTCTGAACCAGTCGGATGTTTGCCCACTAATATCCAAACTGAAAATCAATCTCACTTTTAAGTGGAAGAGCCCTCCTAGTTTAGACTTTCTAGGAGTTTTGGCTGAAAAAGTCTAGCGACGTGTCTAATTACACAACGAATCAGAGTCCTCCTTTAGATAATATGGGATCTTTTGGAGCTACTCGTAAAAATTCTCAGCCCATTTCCATTGTTTTACCAGAACTTAAATCTGATCAATACCCCG